TTCTTTGATATTGGACCTTTGCCCCTTGCACCATTGTTTGAGCACGTTGTGCCAGCTTGTCGTTTCCTGCATACTTAGAAACAAACTTCTGGCCATTGTTATCAAATATAGACCCAGCGCCTTGGAAATAGCTGTTGCCATCCCCTTTATGCTCATTTCCAAAGTCAGCAAGTTGCTTGTCTGAATCTATCTGCAATTGATAAAAGTCGCTTTGCAGGTTAGCGGCTTGGTTCTTTTCTTCTGCTTGTGCAAAAGCATCAAACACACCAGCAAACTTAGAAATCTCATTGCCAAGCTGTTGGGTGGCACGCCCGCTCGCCCCAAAGCCAGCCGTTGAGGGCGGTGTAAGCCTGGGGGTGCTAACCTGAACCGTTCTTTGTGTTGATCTAATCTTAGGCAATTTGTGTCGCTAGCCCCCTACCTGCGGAGGTCAGGCCCCCTAAGATTGATGCAGTGGCCTTGATTTTACCACTCTTGCGAATGTCATCAGCAGCCGCACGATCAGACTTAGCCAAATTTTCATCGTTAATCGCTACAGCTTCCCCTTGGCGCATAATCTCATCTACATCAAGATATTTATTTTTATAAGATTCTTGCTGGATCTTAGCAAAAGACCCCCCACCAGCCACAACCCCGTTAGCAGCTGCGATAACTTCTTGCTCAGACATGAATTTGTCATGCTCATCACCTTTGGCATCAGCCTTAGCGGTTGCATCCTCACGGGCCACAATGGCGTTAATCTCTCTTACCTGGGCTTGACGCTCACGGGCAGCCGCTTGGGCGTCGGCCTCAGATTGTGCCCCCATAGCACTTACAACAGAGCCGGCAACGCCTACAGCAGCGCCTAAAATTGGTGCACACATATCTTAAGCCCCCATTTCCGCGATTATCCCAAGCAAAGTAAACGGGTAAGGGTCATCATGTGTTATTTTAATGCTCACTTCTCTACCCCATCCCCCATCGGGCCTTATTTCAACAAGACCAGTAAATAAATCGGGGTCTATTTCTGGGCTGGTCATGTCCCCGTCTTCAGCCCTATAGGTAATGTCATCTGTATTACCGCCGTTAATTTGGATTTTTCCACCTAATGAGCGATAGACACGCAGCCAAGCGCGGTTAATCCGCTTAATGCGCCCTTGCGTTTCGCCTTCCCGTGGGTGGTTTTCAATAACCAGCGTTTCTAAAGTTGAGGTAGGCTTTAAGCCAATATGAACCTTTGACGCGCTATCAATTGTAATTGAGCCATTTGCATCAACAGTTCTATCTAATTGGCGCGATCCATCCCCAATCACCCCTACAGTTTCACCTATAAGGTGATTTAACCCCGTGATTGTTGTGGTTGCTGCCCCGTCATATGTTGCAGATGAATCAAAAGCAATAAAATCTTCCTTCGTATCATCAACCTGGAACTCTCTTGATTGATATTCAATATATCTAACTGTTGCCCCATTAATGGTTCTTTTCACACACATCCAGGTTTCATCACCATATTGGCCGGGGATGGTTGCAATCGTGTCAACCTCAGCATCAGTGCCCGCAATTTTCCGGCGGTTAAACCCAACCACAACTTGCTCTCTCTCATAAGTGCAGCGCACAATCTGCCCATCAGCCCTTTTTGTAGAAATAATTGAATTAGGTTCTTGTGAATAGGTCAGCTCACCAACACCGGCCCCGGTAATATGTTCTGAAATAATCGTTAGAGGCAGAGCCTTATGTTTGTCTTTTTCAAAGTTATAATCAAATTCACGTAGTTTCCTGGCATCGTTATCAATGTCACCAAATCTTGCCGGGAAAATAACACTGTCCCCAGCTCTTACAGCTTCATGTCTTGAAGAACCGTAGCCGGTTTGTTTTTGCACCCTCACATTGCCTGGTGTAATGCCCTTACCGCTTTCGCTGGCTGATATGGTATATTCTGACGATGTGGTGCCCACGGACAACACAGGGCCAGGAACAGCCCATCTGGCAACGTCTATAGTATCACTTGCAATTGTGCCTGAACCGGCTTGATTGTCCTCATCGCCGTCAAGAAAGCTTTCAAAGGCATTTGTGGTGCTAAACCAAAATTTTCCAGGATCGCGGGCCGTACTGAAAGCCCACAATCTTTGTTCATGAAAAGCTATGGCCCTTGGGTATCCGTGAAAAGTAGACCAAGCCCCTTCTTCCCAGGCGCTTGTGCCATATGTAATAACATCAGCCGGGACATGGTTTAAAACAATTTCACATATTGCCGTGGTTGAGTTAGTCACAGCTGTAATTTTAACAACCACCGATATGTCATGAAGAAAGATAGAATCAACATAATCGCTATTCTCTGCATCTGAATGCCTAACAACGCCGTTTCCATGCGTGGGCAAATTCCAGTCACCATTCCATGTAGATGTGCCCGAAAGATCATTAAACCCATATACTTTTTCATCATTGGTGATCACAGTTGAATTTGAAATAGCCGCCCCGCTCACAGGTGTGCTAATCCCTGTTTGCTGGCCAGGCTCATAAAACCGCATCAACTGACCAACCATATCACTGTCAAAATAGGCAAAATCAGTCGTTAAACTGAAACTTGTTGCCCCTTCCGCATATGTGCCCCACTTGGTCACAGAGCGGTTAACCGTACCGCCAGATGTGTAAGCTGTATAAGCCGTGCCGTCTATATCGCGATAGCTTTCATCTCTTAGCGAAAAAGTCGTATCTGTCAGCTTGATAATAAAATATCGATTGCCGTTTAACTCAGTCATGCCCCCAACACTGGCAAACGTCACACACTCACCAGATTTCATGCCATGATCGCTTGATGTGGTTATTACAACAGGATCGGCCTGGGTGGCCCCTGAAACGTTCACAGTTGAGCTGTCAATAGCTATAAAGAACTTTTTAGTCTGATCCCCATTAATATCTCGAAACGGCCCGTCAGTAAGCTCTATATCCGTTAGGGTCCAAGATGTGTTTGAGGACCGGCCAAGTTTTCTAAGTGGGTGCAAGGGGTGCGCAATATATAAAACATCAGCGCTTTGTGTAAATCTCAATGCATCAAGTTGAGCTGTTGTGTATGTGGTGGTGATTTCAACAATTTTAGCCGCACTACCCCCAGATGAATAAGCCGTGTAAGAGGTGCTATCAATTCCAGATAATTCAAAAGTGTTTGCAGTGGTGTTGGCAACAGTAAACTCCAGGTTATTGACCTGGACCATACCAACAACGCCCGTTATTCTAATCTTATCGCCATTGGTTAAGGTGTGACCTGTTGATGTTACAACCGCCGGGTTGGCTTGCGTGATGCCTGTGATTGTGTTGCCTGCTTCTGTGACAATCCCCCCATCCGCAAAAATACGGATTAGGTTGTTTTCAAAGCAAAGACAATAACTTTCATCAACCGAGTATTGAAACTCATGCAGTCGCGGGATTGCTGAACTATCAGCTATTTCACAAACATGCACGGTTCCACTATCTTTGGTCACACCGCCATGAGGCCATACGGTAAGGTTCTCGATAGTTTTGGCACCATTTTGGAACTTATTAAGAGAAAGGGACCCATGTAGGCGCGGGGTAATCTCGCCGGCTGTAAAGTTATTTAAAACCTTCATTTAAAAATCAGAAACCTTCCCACCGCCATAGTCAGTTCCACCCCAGCGCGAGCTTAGCCATGTATCAACAATAAACTCTCTTGGCGTTACCTCTGCCCCATTGTAAGAGCCAGCAAGGGAAAGCTTTTCAATATAAATGTTATACATCCCTTGTGCTGAGTTAAACCGCTCTGTGATAGCCGGGCCAATCTCTGCCATGAGCCTGGCAATAAAAGCCTCTTTAGCTTGCGTGTGCCATTTGTTCATATCTGTGACACGCGAAACATATTCAATCTTGACCTCTGTTGCGTTGGTCACAATATAATCGCCTAAAATCCGATAAGGTTGATCAATGCCTTGCAGCTCATTTTTTTCAGTGATAAAGCCTAGCAGATCGTCAGGGATTGTGTATTGATAGGTTGCCCCCCATTCAGGGGCGCCCGCATCTTGTGCAAGGTTGGCCTGTTTTAGCGCGAACCCCCAAGCGTGAGCTGCGTTCACATCATCTCTTAAAAACTCAAAATTAGCCTTTAAAAGACGAGCTTCTCTGCTTTCTTGATCAAGGCTAGTGATCTGGTTGGCGGCTAACCGGGTCAAAGCCCGATTGCATAGCGCCACATCGCTATCACTCGGCGCTGTCATTAGCTTTTACCTCTGGCTCTGCTTTTTTCTTAGGAGCGGCTTTTTTGGGCTTATTAAGGTTTTCACTTTCAATTGTCTTGGCAATTTCTGGAATGTCTTTTTCAGCATTTGCAACCCAGTTTTTAAAGCGCTTGCTATCCTCATCAACACCAGGCAAGGCCGCCCGTGTGCATTGCACTGCGGTTTTACCAGCCCGCTTTGCGTCTAAATATCTTTTATGCTTAAGGTTCATGATTTTCTCTCTTGTCAAGGGTATTAAGTAAAAAAAAGGGAGGCTGTTAACCCCCCTTTTTCTCTTAGTCAAATGTCACATCAAGTTGCACTACAACCGTACCACCTGTGTTAACATCAGCGTCAACTATAGACATCATTACCTCAAGGTCGCCCTTGGGGTCAGTTGTTTGACCGCTTACAAACTCATAAAGTTTTTTGCCAAAGTTGTCGATTGACTTAATCAATGTCGTACCTGTTGCAGCTGTGGCTGCGTCAATACCGTCATTAATCCCGTCAGGGTCATCAGTGATACGGGTCTCATCCGTAACATTAACAACACCCAAATCAATCGTAGGTGAGCCAGTGCTTGCAAGATCATCCAATGAAATAGTAGACGATCCCAGCAAACGGGCATTAGAAGGCAAACGGCAAAGGCGATACGTGCTTGTTGCACTGTCACCAGCCGTTACTTCATGCACAATTGTATAAGATCTAGTAACACCGCCATGTAAGCCAGCATCACCATAGACCTGGGGTTCCGCATCCAAGTTAGATAGGAACGTGCTTTTTTCATTAACTACTGCCATGATTAAGCTCCCGTTGGTCCTGAAGATGGATCACATTCAATGTAACCAACCTTCGATTCTTCCATACGTGTGCAACCAACATTTTGCCGTGCCCAAACTTGCATTGAGTAATTTTTATCTGCACGTTCAGACATTTTGACTTGAATGTCGGCACCAATAGCTAACTTCATCCCAGACTTACACCAGAACAAAACCTTGTCGTCTGAGTTGCTATCAGTTTTAATGCGCTGTGTTGGGATCAATGTGAACCCGGCGTATTTCGTGATAGTACCTTCAACAAGAGGTTTTAAGGTGTTATAATCGTGGTTTGAAACGCGCTCATCTGTCAAAAGAGATTTGACTTGTCTTGCATTAACAACACAACATTTCTCTTCATCTGGATCGACGTCATTAGCCATTAACAGTTCATTTGCAGCTAATAATTTGGCAACGTTTAAGCCAGCATCAGCCGCGCTTACGCCTGGCCATACTTCTTGAACGTCAACAATCATATTAGTGTCAAATGCTGTTGAAGTTGATCCGTCCTTGCCTGTGTAGGCAACGCCGTCAGCCGCTGCAATGATGATATCATCACGTTTACGGCCCAAGGCCCAGACAGCCGCTTTCGCATAGTCTGACTTTGGATCAATTAACATTCTAATCTTATCTTCTTTGTCAATAAGATCAGCCCAAACCGCCCCACTTGTGGTAACGCGGCGGCGTTCGTGTTGGCTATCAACTCGCGGGGTATCCATATGGCGCGAGGTAATATCAACGGCTTCCGTGGAACCAATTTGTTCAAAATACGCGCTTTCGCCCGTAATTGTTTCATGCTCAACGGCTTTCGATAAACGAGAACCCTTTTGCTGAACCAAATGCGAAACGTTTGCTTTGAATTGATTCACGAAAGATGTAGTAATGTTCACTGACATAGCGAACTCCTTATCTTTCAATTAAATTTTTGGGGTTTTCTCGCTTTGATTATCCGGTGGTGAACCGGGTCGTAGCTGATTAGTTTAAAGCCCTAATCTAAGGCTGGTCTTTGCGGGTCCAGTTACGGAGTGTCCGCTCTCTCAAACGCCTATATTTCACCTTCAAGGCGCTGAAACAGTTTTTGTGCTTTTAAGTTAAGGGAATTATGATTCACATGGCTGTCATCCCAATAGGCTGGCTGTGCCATGATTTCATCAATTTGCTCTTGAATAGAGGCAGCATCTTCGCCAGATGTTGTTTTGCCACGCTCATCACCAAGCCCAAGCTTTTCCTTGCCTAGCTTAGAAAAGAATTCAAACATTGCTGGATGATCACCAAGCTTACGCCCATCAACCTCAGCCGTTTCCATTAGATGAACCAGGTTTTCATCACCATAATCAGACATGGCAACCTTGGCGCGGTTTTTAAGCACATCCAAGTCACCTTGATATTTTCCCTTGAACTCTTCTTCTACTTTTTCAAGGTAAGCATCGCGTGTAGATGACCCGTCTTGAAGTGCTGCAATGCGTGTCTTAACAATATCGTCATAAAGCGCTTGTGCATCTTTTAAGGGGATGTGATGTTCATGAGCTTTTTGGAGTAAAAACTCTTCTTCTGACGTGTCATATTCAATGCCGTCTGGCATTTCAGCCCGCTTAATGCCTTCAGAATATTTGTCAAACTCAGGCTCCCAGCCAAGCTTTGTGTAAAATTCTTTTTGTTCTTCAGGCGTTTCAGGGAGTTTGTTTCTATCGCCTAACATGCCTTCAAGATTAAGGTGCGAGCGAAGCATCGATTCAGGCACCTCAACCATCGTTTGGTCTTCACCTTGGAATTTATTCCATGTTGGTTTGTCTCTAATATCTTCAGGTAAGCTTGAGCGCCAATCACCTTGATCTAACGCTTGTTCAGATCCATCCGTCTGTGTCGTTTCCGTTAATTGTTCCGTTTGTTCCAAATTCTCTTCCATACTTATAGGGCCCCTCTGCTAGTGTGTTGATATAAACGTCAAGGCCAACGCCTTGCATTGTGATAATCTCTTTGATTAAATTTTGCTTGCCTACATTCCGCGCCATAGCTATAGGGTCATTTTCCTCAATGGCGTCAAATAGGCCCGCTAGTCTCATCAGATCAGCCAGTACCCTTTGACCTTCTGGTGATTGGAAAACTGTCCGGTAATCCGTCAATAGCTGACGGGTTTTATCATTTGTCATTGTGCCAACACCCCTGCATTGCCCATTTGCTGCATCATCTGGTCAATCATGGCTGGATCCATGTTTTGCGCAGCATCACCAACCGCCCCAGCGCCTTCCACTGTGGCAGGAAGGTTCGCCCCGGCTTGGGATAGTTGATTAACCGCTTGTGCGCCTTGTAATGCTGGCTGTGCCATTTGAGCCATTTGCATCATTTGCTCTTGACTGTTAGCAGCCTCAATTTGTTCCTCTTTGGCTGCCAGATCAGGATCAAGATTGAGAAGCTTGGCAAAATGCTTAGACACATTTTCAACAGGGTACTCTTTAAAGAAACCCGCTGCTGTCTGTGGGTCTTGCAGGTAAACACCAAGCGACGCAACAAACTGTTGCCATGTGTCAATCTCAACAGCTCTCTGGGCTTGTGCGATGGGTGAAACATATTGAACGGTAAATTCTTGATCTAATAACTCTTGGGGAGGCTCAGGCAACATGCCCAGACGATCAAGCAGCCCATAAACACGCGATACCAAAGGACCAAGCAGCTCGCTTTCCAACCGGCCTAACATTGGACCCAGCAATCTCATGCGCTCTTGTGTGCGCTGCATAACCTCTGTTGCTGTCATTTTCGCGTCATTGACAAATTGCAACTGATCCACATGAAACGTGTTCATGATCCGCGTCTCTAGCGCTTTTATATCTTCTACCGCGTAAGGCAAATTCCCAGCAAAAGGCATGGGCATGATAACATCTTTAGGATTGCCCCTGATCTTATTAACACCGCCCGGCAATAAGCGAAGAGGATTAATAAAACCATCGTGACGTATGAAATTAGGTGGATCAACAGCCTTTTGACCCGCCTTAATAATCGTCATTTCTTTGGCTTGCAGCATCTTTAAATCAGCAAGCGCCGTCATGCCAGGACCCCGGCCGTAAACCTCACCTGATACCCGTGACCATCTAGCTATGGAATAGGGACTTTCAGGATAACCGCCCTCTTCCAGTTTATGCTTGGCCTGGTGCTCAAAATAACAAGACGCGATAGGCATGTTTTGAACCGCGTCGTCACCGTATTTAGCATTATATTCAACACGCGGATAGATCGCGTGAATGATCTTTATTTTGTCGTCGTACTTTTGCTCTTGATGTTTTTTCTGAACATCCTCAGAAACTTTCTCTAGGCCCCATTCCTGAACCACTTGGCGCACTGTCCAGGTAAAGCACCTAAACACAGTATCAATGATGCCGCGATTGCTTTCAGCCACAACCAGGCTAGACATAGGCCGCGCTTCAAATGAGATATGGCCATCTTTTTCATTGTAGTCTGTATAAAGCCCCGCCATGCCGAAGGCACCAAGATCTAAGTAAGTTTCATGAAGCGCTGTAATCAAATTGGTGCCAGGCGCATACATTTTTGCCCACATAATTTCTTCAACATCATGTAAATATTGCTTGACATGCGGCATCTCTGTCATGCGCGGGTCTGCCATGGTCAGGCTAAACCACTTCGCGCTTGGATTGGTCGCAAAGCCATGAAGGCCAGCCGCCAGCATCTCATTGGCCCAAACACCTGTAGAATTTAATAATCTTTCAGCCCGTTTGGTGCCCGGTGTTATTTCCCCAACAAAGCCTTGCTTTTTAGGGATAATGACGTTTGCCAGCTCTTCACAATGAGATGTCCAGTTGGCGCGCTCAGTGTCAGCCATTAGACTGTCATAACGCTTTTTTAACCGTTCAATGTTTTCCATTAGGCACCTAGATTGGTTTTGGACACAGTGGGATCACCAGCCCCGTAGAGACCCGTTAAAAACGTGCTGTTACGGCCAGACACAGCCCGCCTTTGGGCATCTCTTTGGCTGTCTTGAATGGCAGCGCCTTTGGCCTCACGCTCGCTGGCAGGCTCTTTGGGCTTTTCTGGCGCTGGTTGGGGTGCTGGTTGGCTTCCACCTCCACACATGGGCTATTCTCCTGTTAACATTGTTGCGCCTGGGCGTGGGGCATGAGCCCTATGAAACTTGCGCATGTTTTCGTTGCGTGTTGTGCCCTCTGTGGCCTCAACTGGCTTTAGGTTTGTTGTTGGTTTTGGCGTCGGCTTTTGAGCCGGTGATGACGATTTTGAACCACACATTATGCAAGGCTCCCTGTTAATACCGTTTTGCCCTTAGCGCTTTGGCGTCGTGGGTTTAAGCTTGCCCCTCTTGCTGATCGTCCGGTTGTCCTGTGGCCTAGCGGTGTATTGCCGAGCGTTGCCCCAACACCTTGATAGCCCGGATCAACCTTTTTTTGTGGGATTGTCGTCTTGACTGAAGCAGCCACAGCCTCACCAATACCCTGGCCTTTTGCTGGTGCTTCTTCGCCAGCTAACCGAAACGGCCTTAATTCCTTTGACTCCTGCTTAGGCCCTGTTTGCGCCCCCCAAGCCTCATTATTTTCCCTAGGACTACACATAATCATTGCCCCCTGTCAGCATCGTGGCTGTTTGGGGCTTAGGTGTATAGCGTGCCCGTGTAGATTGGCGCGTTTGCTCTTTAGTCGCGGGCTTTTGTTTCACCGGCGCCTGGGTCTCTTGTTCTGGTGGGTTTGATGAGCCGCCACCGCCTCCAAAGCACATTAGCCTAACTCCCCTGTTAACATGGTTGCTGATTGCCGTTTAATAGGCGTTCTTGTTGCCCGTCGTTTTGTTTTTGGGTCTGCCTTTGCAGGCTCATCATTAAATGTCACAGAGCCTTTGTGAGGTTCCAAAGGCTCTACTTTTGTTCCACCGCCGCCGCACATGGTTTTAAATCCTTTATAAATGGTTTCCATCCTGGCTGGTCCTTCCAGCTCGGATCATCTCTAAGCCATACATATCTGTGATAAGTCTCACCATTTTTCCCGTAATAAGGCATGACGCTTTCAAGCTTGCCGTTCATGCGCT